CATAAAATTTTACATACATTGGATTAATATGAAAATATATCCATCTTAATTTAATAATTGCCATTACAATAAATTTAATCATTTTTATCACCATGTATTTTTATAGTCACCCAATTCAATGCTTTAACTACGCTAGGCATTGAATTAATAAAGTCATTAATCGCCTTTTTCATGTCTTCTGTGTAGATTCCGTCTTTAGGATATTTTGTGATATTTGGTAATTTATCTATTGTCATTTGTAACTGCTCAATTCATTTTCAAATGCAATCGTATCAAAAGAATACTTACCCAACCCGTAATGCCGCATCAAAATAGGCGTAATAACATCACTAGGAACACCGTCAGCCCTTACCAATTCATCTAATGTGCGTGGATAGCGCATGTTCAGCTGTACGTTGTCTTTTGTCGGCCTGCCGCGTTCTTTTTTAGTTAAAATATTATTAATATCGTCTAATGTTATAGATTTGTTTTGTTCTTTACTCATTTATCACCACCTGATTACAAAAAATACATCCAATTTCTTTATTATCAACAAAAACATCATAAAACCCTGACCAGTTACTTTGCCCAAATACTTCTTTATTATATTCTGATTCGTTTATTGATGTGTGCTTTTTTAATGATACATTTATTTCTGTTGTTATAATTCCTGTCAATTCAAGTAATTCTATTCCTATTCCAGTAAGTGTTGCCATAATCATCACCAAACCCCATCACTATGCGAATAAACCCCAACACCTAACAACACTATATCCTCATAATAGCCTGTATTTTTGCTATCTGTATAAAGCGTTGATACATCATTAATCATTGCGTAGTGGCGTTTAAATACGTCTTTATGGACCGACATTTTATTATTGTTGCTTAGGTGTTCTGATTGTTTTTTAGAGTAACAGTATTTTGTCATCATTGCTCAGTCCAAGCCGATTTAATACCCAACATTCTACCGGCGTAATATGCAAAATGGCTATTGGTTCCGTCAAATTTACGACCTAATCCAATCAGCATTGCCATTTCCCATGTCTCGGCAGCACAGCTTAATTCTACTCCATCAACAACAGGTACAAAGTAAGTGTCTCCGTATGATTCGCCAGTAAGGTATTTTTTACCGTCTCTAAGGTTTATTTTTTCAATTATTTCTATCATTTTAAAACTCCTATTCAATTCATTAAACACACACCATATTAACACGCTGGTTGTTTTTTTTGCAAGTGTTAATTGACAATAAAAGCAATAAATAATGATACAATAAAAGCAATAAAAATGCCTATTTGATATTGATTATATGATTTCTTTAACTGCTCATTTTCACTTTTCAATTCTTCAAATCTATAAGATAAGTCATCAATAGTATTGATGCTTAGTCCAGCTAAATAAATTTCTTTTATAATTTCTTCCACTGTTAATATTTTTCTCATTTTTAATCCTCATCAACCAAATTTCTACCAACCTCATACCCACAGTCAAGCGCAATTTCTACGCATAAAGCAATCAGGTATTCTCTATGTATCTTTTCACTATCACTTAAATTATCATCATCAAGGTTATGATAACAATCGCTTAAATCATAGTGTGTATTCTCAAATCTGCAATAGCTCATGTTTGACATTTTTATTCCTTAATAAACTTCAATAATTTAACAAATTCACCACGACTAAATTCTAATACACGTTCTTGATGATCACATGACAATGTTATTTCTATTGTTTCATCATAAATAGCAAAATCAAGATTATCTGATGGATAAGTATTAAAACTATCGCGTATTAGTGGTATTGATGCTTTTATTTTCATATCAATCAATCCCCGCAAACAAATTAGGCGCTCTGCCGTCAGGCTTTGCTATATTCTCATCGTCTGTGATTCCGTATTTGTTAGTATCACGATATAGGCGATTCAATATCTCTATCGCCTCATCGACATGGTTATTATAATGCACGATAGCAACTAATGACATTCTTTCGCGGTTGTATATGTAGGCTTTGTGTTTCATATTAACCTACCTTTTCAACTGGTAAGTCCCAATATATCCAGTCAAAAAATATATTACCAATAACCTTATGACCATTAAAGTCGATCTGGCTTATAATAAATTCTGTTCCAGCGGGTATAGTTCCAACTTTAAATGATCCACGAGTTGTAATGTCTTGTAACGCCTTGTATGTTCCTTTTTCTGTAATTATCATATCATTCACCTTTTCATTTATTTAAAGTTAGCGTGTTGTGTGTTGTTAATAATCAACACTCATAAATAAAACTTTAGTATCTTGAATATACACATCAAGTCTTTGCATCTCTTCTTCTGTAGCAACTGCAACCTGAATTGGTTCTTTTCCGTATAATGTATCAATTAATAATATTTTCATTTTTCACCTTTATTTATTAGTTAAGTTTTATGCATTGTGCGCTTTGTTGTTATTTATTGCAAGTGTTAAATAATCCATCCAATATTGAAGCTGTTTTTTCTATCTCATCATCTGTTCTTTTTAGATTTACAGATAAACAGAGCTTACCCGTTTTTCTTGTCATATAACAGTTTTCGCACTCGTTGCGGTCATGCTCACTACTGCCCCATAATAATCCAGCCCTTCCATTATTTGCTCCACATGTTGTGCATTCATTGTATGTCATTTCATCCACCTTTCCATCTACCAGTTAAATTTTTAAGTTGAGCTATGATACCATGATTTGTATTAAATGCAAGTAAATAATATTAATCAATATCATCCAAAGGACACCACTCGGGAAAAACAACACTGGGATATTGTAAGTTTTCGTCTTTAATCAACCTTGGTGTATTTTTTCTATGTAAAACAGCTCCACATCTTACAACATTATTTTCTGAGCTATAAATTACCTTGTTTGGGCAGTTTAAGCATGATGTTACAGTTTGTTGTTTTATGTATATTTTATTCATGATACCCGCCTTTTGTTTGCTGTTTAAAAAGTATGGCTTATATTAACATGTCTGGAATTAAACGCAAGCGAAAAATAACAAAAGTGCAAAATAATTTATTCTATATAATATACGCAATCAATCTGCTAAAAATAATTGATTTAATGCTTGCGTTTAATGAAAATCCATGAAATAATGAACTCAACTTAACAGGGGAACGAAATGAACGAACAAATATTCACAATTAAAGGTTTAATGGCTTATCAATCAGAACGTCAATCAAATGGAAATATTATTATTGATAGAGCTGTTTTACAATCTAACGGTACATTTTACAAATATTGCTTTTATAAAGGTGAAAAAATTGGCACTCCGGTCCGTAGCAAAAAAGATCAAAGAAATATATTAGAGTTTGTTGAAAGTGTAAAATTATCTTTAAAATAAAAGATAAATTAAACACTTGCACCAATTAAAATAACAACTATAATGTACGCAACTAAACAGAAAAATAAAAGGTGGATGAGATGAAAATCAATAAAAATAAATGGCAAAAAATAGAAACCGCGCCACTAGACGGAACAAGAATAAGAGTCACATTAATAGGTATTGAATGGGTTGCATGGTGGGATAAAGACAAAGAAGCGTTTTGCTATGCTCATGGATATTATATTGATATGCCGACTCATTGGCAGCGGTGCGAACCGATATTGGATATGGAAAATAACTAAAATGACAACCACCAAACACTACACAAGACAAAGAATCATCAATCAACGCGCACTTAGACAAATGGCAATGGACAGGTTTGAGGTTGAGCAAAACAAGCTTTTGAATAAAGTTTTAAAGTTTTTATTGGAGTATTGAAATGAAATCACTCAAAGTAAAAAAGCATAGCCTAGACAATAACGGCAATGGAACTGTAAATTTACGCTATGTTATGGCGCAACGGTTTAAAAATAATGGTTATACCCATGTACAGCTAAAGAACAAAATATACTCCGCTAATGTGATGAGTGGGATTGTTTGGGTTAATGTTAATTAATGCTTGCATTTAATGTTTATATATGAAACAATAGCTCATCGTTTGAAAATAACTAATAAAAGGAAAAGCAAAAATGAAAACATTATATAGCTGCATGGACCACTCAAAATGGAGAATAGATCATATACAACCATGCGTAAAAATAAACGACACGATACCATTTGCAAAAGGTTTTTGCGAAAAAGATGAAAGAGGTTATATTGTTCATAAGCCCAAAACTCCATATTTTATCGGAGGATCAGGATACTGGTATTCGTATCAGGCTATTTCTGATTTGATAAGAAAATATTTAATTTATGCGCCTGAATTAAAAGGTGTACACATTAAAAAACAATTGGAATTTCTTGGCATTTTAGAAGAATTTGAAACAGGAATAACAAAATTTCAACTTCCATTCACTTTTTATTGATTTATTGCTTGCATTTAATAACAAACTCTGTATAATAGATTTCGAAGTCAGGGAATTGTCCCAGACCATAATTAAAAGGTGATAAAAATTAATGCTTTAACTAAAGAACATTTTTCAACTGCAATCTCTTTAGCTAGAGAAGAACTTTTTAATGCATCTGTTAGAATAAATAATATAAAATCAGATGACGAACAAACTAACGAAAAGCTAAGAATTCTTGAAGAAATGATCGACGCTGCAAGAAGATATGCCTTCGATATTTGATATAATAAAAAGCCCAACGGACGGGGCTATAATTCTAATCACTGGCTAAATTGTGTAGCCAACCAACCAAGGAACTAAAATGACAAATTTTGATTTAAACGTAACAGAAGTAAAAGTAACTCCAACCGGCTATAAATCAATTGAAATTAATTTTGATGCAGATAGTAATGACGTTATGTCGTTGATTAGCATTGAAGAGTTTATTAAATATTTTGGATCTCAGGATATTTTAAATGAAATCGGAGTTGATGAGGTAAAAGAACACTTCGAATTGATAGAAAAAGAAGATTAATCACTGGCCTAGAATTGATAGGCAGATAACTAATAAATGAAAGGTGGAATGATATGAACAAAGAAGAAATAGAAAAGATACAAAAAATAAGTTATGAAATAGAAAACTTTAAAGAATGTTATAAAGGAAATGAATTGTGGGGTCGTGTTGATGATTTTGTTGATCCAGAAACATTAATCGCTTTTTTGATTGAACATCCTTATTTTCAGGAAATTGCTGATAATATAAAGAAGCTATCTAAATAATCACCACATTGATGAGACTGTGGCTGTTTTGCGTATTATTGGGTATTTATAAGCGATAAAATAGCCACTGCTATCTGTCCAGTCATCTATAGACGGATGCTCGCTCCATTTCTCAGGATCGCCGTTTTTATCATATCCTTGGGTTTCTAAGGCGTTTGTGAGATTAGGGCATTTATCCGTATTTATTAATAGTCTATCATGAGATAAAAGCCCATTATAGCTGTTTATCCTATCCCTTACCGCTGGGTTTTTATTGTTTACCATAACCTGATAACCAGCATCTTTTAACATACCAATATCTGATTGACTTGCGTTGGTTCGCCCTGATTTTCCGCTTGCGTCTGGGTAAAGTATTACTTTGTGGTCTTTATATCTCGTAAGATTATTTATTATGTCTTGAGTATCATGCGACACGAACTCATCAACAGCTTTAGGGTTATTGATATCAATCACAAAAGCAACCGCACAACACCCTCTAATGTTAAAGTCAACGCTAATATGTAATATTTCATCTGTTGATTCTATTTCTCTATCGGTATGATGCTTTTTACGGTCGAAGAAGTGGTAAATCTTGTTCATATTAAGGCTTACAAAATCACCCCTTAAATATAAATCAGCTAGAACTGGGTCATAGTTAGCTAAAATTTGATCCGCATAATCTGTAGGCAAGAAAGGATTGCTATATGTTGATGCTTTATATAGCACATACCCTGGCTTTTGTTCTTTAACCCAGCGCTGGTAAACGAACCCATTAATTCCGTTATCTGGCGTCGTCACTAATCCTATAGTATTTTGTCCTGTTCTTTTTTGCCTGTTACGTTCTGATATTTTTCGCCATACAATAGATGCTTTATCTTTTGGTAAAGTATCTAATTCATCTACAATAGAGTGAGCAACCTCATAAGCGACAATTCTATTAGGATTGTCATACGATCTAAATATTATAGTTCCATATCCATTTATTGTTATTGTATATGATGATTTATTTATAGAATACTCAAGCCCTAAATCAATTAAATCCTGTTCAACTCCTGGCATAGCTCTAAGCCGTAAAAGATCAAAAACTGGCATATAATAAGCGCAATTAGCGCCTGGGTCTGCAAGCATAAGCAGTATTAAACGCATTGTTCCGGCTCTTGATTTTCCAGAGCCTAATCCACCTACGATAGCTGGAAATTCAGCTGTGCTTGCGCAAAATAATCTTTGTGGCTCGGTTAATGCTACATCTATATTCAAGCTAACATTCCTTTGCTACGCATATAATCATCTGGATGCTTACATGACTTTTTTCTGTTACATGTTTTCGTAAGTAGCTGTACGTTATCATCAGTATTTGTACCGCATAGTTTTATTGGCATAATATGGTCTAGTTCGTAATCACTACCTAAATCTTTACCGCAACAGTTACATAATCCATTTTGCTGCTTATAAAGACTTTCTATGATTCCTTTTGATAATCTACCGCCATTATCTTTTATTCTTTTTAATCTGTTATGCGCGTAAATTACAAATGAGATTTTATTGTTTAGCCTCCATTTAAGCCTAGATTCTTTTGCTTTTAATGGATTATTTGATCTATAAATCATTGATGAGTCGTTGGCTTTTTGTTTATTGTTTAAATACCAGTTTCTTTTATACGCAACGGTTTTGTATTTATTGTTTGACGACCATTCTTTGTTTTTTGATATTACTTGTTCTGAGTTTTCATCGTACCAATTTTTATATCGTTCTTGGTATTTTTCTTTATTGTCTTTTTGCCAGTCACATGACCTTTTTATTGCTTTTTCTTTGTTTTCTTCATAATATTTTTTAAGCCTGAGTTGTTCACATGGCTTGCATTTACCTGATTTGTAAAAAACACTACCTGAGCATTTCTTGCATTTTTTATTGATTGTCATTAGATACCCTTCATGGTAATTTTGATTGGAGCCGGTATCTATTAATGAAGTAATAGAAAGCCTTGCAAAGCGATTCCCGGCGTAATTTATTTATTAACTAAATCTTCTGCATTGATGATTGTGATTGATTTTAATTCATTCCCATTTGATGTAACATCTTGTTTAACTGGTGCATATAATCCATTATGTTTATAAAGCTTTTCAAGAGCTGAATTTTTATCTGCTATTTTATATTTTGTAATTTGTCCTAAGCCATATTCTTTATTACCAACGGTAACAACCTCAATGCCTGCTATTGCCGCTGAAACATCATCGTCAAGCTCATGTATTGCTTTTGGTGTTCCGTCGCTATTGAATAGGTTTTTAGCATCGAAGAATGCTAGTTTAGCTGTTTCGTTAATGATTCTATCGGCTGTTACTTCGGTTCTTTTTGCGCGTTCTTCCATGCGCTTATCTAAAGCGGCCTGAATCAAAGGTTTAGTTAGGTTTTCGGCACCTATAGCTTGGGCTGTATTCTCGCTATATCCTGCCCTAATAGCCGCCTGAGTAGCGTTAAGATCAATCATATACTCGGCAACAAAAATTCGCTGCTTAGGCGTTAATTTTAGCTCTTTGCTTGGCTCCGCCATATATTAAACGCCTCCCTTATATCATTGCTGATACCCATAAACCGCTCACAAGCGCATACCCAGAAGTTATCCTGTTTATAAATCTTTGGTTTAATAGATAAATTACTCATAAAAAGATATTAACATATAATATATACAATTGTCAAGCGTTTAAAATATCTATCAAATAAATGTAAAAAAGCTTTACACAATTATTTAACCTGCTATACTAGACTCAACTTAACAAGAAACACAAATAAAAGGAAACTCAATCATGAAAAACTACAAATCACAAATGCAAAAAATGATTAATACAGCCAGCCAATTAAGTGCAGATGATATTAAAGAACAGGTTATTAAATTAAATGATAACTTTGACGATAGCATTGACCATGTATTGACTGCATTAATCAATGCCTTGGAAAAGAAAATATCAACTGATGAATTTGTAAGCTTTTGTGACGCACTGTAGTAATGACCAAAAGGCAAATATTGCTAGAACACATCAAAATCGCTGGCTACAACGGCGATTACAAAAAAGCAATGCAACTGTATTGTGAGAACAGGATAAGCCGACAAGCGTTTGATACGGCTTTTAATTTAGGGATTAGAATGAAAGAAAAAGAAATAAAAGCTTTACATAATTAAAAATATTTGAGACAATAAACCGTCGAAAAGATTTAACTATAAGGAACAAATAAAATGAAGCTAACTAAAAAATCAAACGAAGAAAAACAATCAATCAACAAAGTTGCTGAGTACTTTTTAGACAAAGGATTAAGCAAAAATAGAAAACAAGCTTTTAGAAAAGCTAAAGAAGCTAATAAATTTAGTTTTACTATTAACTTTTAAAATAGGCGCTAATAAAATGAAAAACATCGACAAATTACTTAAAGCAAAAAAACAATACGACGAACTGGAAGCAATCAGGGTAAAAGCATCTAATCTTTTGGTTAATGAAAAATACGACACCTGTGTACATTTCCACTACGAAAACAAAATAGTTATATCATGCGCTGATAAAAGTGATAGTCCGTCTATATGGGCACAATTTGACTTGATTGGTGGGGAAATTTACGTAACGAATAGGGGAAATTATAATGATGCTGAGATTGATGGGATGGTGATGTTTTTAGCTGAATGGCTTGAAAGATAAATAACAAACAATTAAAAATAAAAAAATCCGCCGACTGAACATCAAAGAAAAGAGCCAAGGGAAAATGAAAGATGCAATTAATTGCAAAAAAACCTTTCTCTGCTTTGATGTTTATTCCTAAGAACGATTTTAAATCGTTAAGTCAACGGATTAATAATTAATATTAACACAAAGGTAAAATGTATGTCAAACAAAGAACAAAAAAACAAAGCAGGGCGAAAGTTTTTGCCATACAGCGTCAAGCCATTCAATGTGCGGCTCGATACAAGGCTTATTGATAGGATGAATGCAGACAAGGTGGATAAAACCGCCCTGATTCATTTATTGCTTAGGACATACTACAATGAAAAAGAATAAACAACCTACAGAATACTTTAGCAAGCTATATCAAGTATGGAAGCATATATTGCCATCAGATAACATAGAATCACTTAAAAAATACAAATACAAATTGAGATAAAAAACAAAAGCCGCAATTAAGCGGCTTTTTTATTACCTAAAATTTATTAAACTATATGTTGATGGGCATAATTAAATGCACGATAGATTCATCAGATCCAGTCATAATAAAGCTGGTAGTATCAAGCCAATTAATATTCACATTACCATCAATCTTTTTTGCTGATGCAAGTAAATAGTCTGCATTAATACCAAACAAAAAATCATCGCCTGAGTACTCGCATGGTACATCTGCCTCAGACTGCTCACCTTGTGAGTTACGGCATACTAGGTTGATGTTATTGTCCGTAAATATCATGCTAACTCGTTTTACTTGGTCAGTTGCTGTAAGTAAAACTGATTCAATACCAGATACTAGATCAGAGCGATTAACAATAATATGGTTATTACGGACAACATTTAACACCTTTCCAAAGTCAGGAAATTTGGCATCGATGTTCTTGCCGATAATGGTTGTTTCGCCGTCTGTGACAGAAAGACTGCTGCGATTAAGACTTAGTTCAATATCGCCAGATTTAAACGTCTTGGCTATTGTTTGCGCTGTTTTTAGTGGGATAATGCAATCAATACTTAAATCATTTGATACATTGACGGGTAATGTAATTGTTGACAGCCTAAAACCGTCAGAACCAACTACGGTTAAATCGCCATTGTTAAGCTTAAAGCTTATGCCATTCAAAAACGACCGCACATCATTCTGAGCGACACAATGATTAACACTATCAAATGATAAGGAAAGGTCCGACGCACTCAATTTAACAACGATTGATTTTTCCAAATCTACGCGCATTTCAGGGAAGTCGTCAACGCTGAAAACATTCACTGTAGATCGGCTTTTTCCTTTCAATACGGCTTTATTGTCTGAACCGATAGTAATGTCAACAACAACATCATTACCGCTCGCCTTGACAAATTTGTCTAATTTATCAGCGTCAATACAGCCACTATTGCTATCATGATAAGGCAGTACAACATCACATGATGTTGAAATCTGCATTTCTGCATTTGATGCTACTACAACCAACTTATCATCAATAATTTCCAGTTTAATGCTACCAAGAATTGGCGTCACTCTACCACTGCAAACTGGTTTTACCAAATTCAAAATATTATTTAATTCTGACGATTTTACTTTTATCATTTTTTTAAATTTCCTATTAACTCAATAAAAATGGCTGCTAAGTATTTAACAGCCATTTGTCTATTATACTAAATTATTAATTCTATTCAACAAACAAATCTAATTGATCTGGTTCTGATTGTTCTAATGATTCATATTCTTCTTCTTCAAAACTACCAAAATCAAATAAACTACTATTCACATTTTTATTTACTGATTCTAAGTTTTTAACGGCCTGTTTATAGTAACTTTCTTTAAGCTCCACTCCGATAAATTTACGTCCTGCACCCAAAGCCGCATAACCCTCAGAACCAATACCACCAAAAGCACTTAGAACAACGTCACCCGGATTAGACCATAATTGTAATGCACGTTCGGTAATATCTAAACTCATAGGGCAAATATGCCTTTCATCATCGGTATCACGACCTGCCCTATAATTTAATGTTCTTGTAAAATCAATATCCATCCAAACTGGGGAAGCATAACGCCTCCATCTTTCATGGCTTAAAACGCCTTTTTCTGGGCCATTTTCTCCAACAAAGTATTCTAAGCCGTTGGCATGATTAATGGGTTCTGCATTGACTCCTGGTTTTCTGAATGCCAGCAAATATTGTGGGATTCCTGCGCGAGACATTGAACTATCCTTGCATAGCTGTTTATGCATTAAACCTAAAGCTTTTGTTCTTACTGCTTCGAGTAGTGGATCTTTGAAACAGCAATGCTCAGAATGGAAAATAAACCCTTTCGATACAAAATCACGTATCAGATCACCCCTAAAATCTTTTAATCCTATGAATCCATCCCTTTCTTTCATTGATGGAACATTCATACAATCTACAGCGACAATTCTCCCTGGCTTAACTACACGCATTAATTCATCAACTAAAAATTTAAAGTGTGTATGAAAATCAGGTTCACTTTTGCAATTTCCCATATCACGATCAGATGAAGAATATGTAAACATTGACAGGTATGGAGGTGAAAATATAGAAAAGTCTATAGAATTATCTGGCAACATCCCAACTACTTCAACACAATCACCATTGAACATAGTCCAGTCTTTACCACTTGATTGATTTATTACTTCATTATTTTCATTCATTTTATATAATAAACTCCGGCAGTTTTATTTTAACATTTCGTTGATAAACAACGGTTTCTTTTTTAAATCCTAACACTTCTGACAGTACTGAATCAGCAACATATTTCTTTAATTCTTCATACATTTTATCAGCGTCTAATTCCTTACGTTTTAAATTTTCAACTACAGCCCCTTCTGTGTCACTACTAAATACGTGTACATTAACCGGCATCTTTTGACCAAAACGCCAGCATCTTCTAATTGCTTGATAATATGATTGAAATGAGTCTGTCACGCCTATAAACGCTACATTATGGCAAACCTGCATATTCAAACCAATACCGGCTATTTTTGGCTTGCTGATTAAAACCCTTATTTTACCTTGACAAAAATCAAGTAATGTTTTTTCTTTAAATTCTTCGCTATCAGAACCACATACTTCTACAGCATCAGGTATCGCCTTTCTCAATAATTCACCCTCTGCATTAAGCTCACACCAAATCAACCAAATATCATCATTTCCATTAACTAATTTAGCGCATTCTGAAACACGTTCTGATATGCTTTCTCGTCTTGCATTGCGTCTATCGGTTAAAGTTTGAGCTTCAAATGAAAACAACTGCCCTTGTTTAGGTGGTGTTTTAATAACATGTTGTTTTACTGTTAGTGGTGGTAATTCATACATTGATCCGTCATGTCCTAAATCAGCAGGATTTCTAACCATTGCCGCCCACGACGATACCCATTTCCAAAACTCTTTTTTAGCATGACCTTTTAAGCGCCATTTTTGCGTTTCTAAACTATCATTAATGAAAAACTCAGCTAGCATCTCGCTACGTGTTCTTATTCCTAAAAATTCTGCATGAGTTCCAAGCTCTACATAATCATTTGGTGATGGTGTAGCTGTACAGCATAATTTATAGGATGTTTGTGCAAAAACTGTTAATAAATGGTCTAGTGTTTTCCCTGTGTGATTTTTTATTATTTGTGATTCATCAAGAACCACACCAACAAAGCGACTGCAATCAAACAAATGTAATCTATTATAGTTTGTTATACTGATTCCCGGTTCAACATCATCCGCACAATGAACATGTTTAATTTTAACTCCGCAATCCAATCCTTCTAATACTGTTTGTGGGGCAACTGCTAATGGAGCAAGTATTAAAATATCACCGCCGGTATAGTGATGTACGGCATCTGCCCATGCTATTTGCATCCTTGTCTTGGTTAGTCCTGTATCGGCAAAAATAGCCGCACGTCCACGACGCAAAGCCCAATTTGCCAAGTCTTGCGCATGGGGTAAAAGATGTTCACTTATTCTTATCTTGCTATCAATGCCAACTGGCGGCATAAAAGCTAATTTTTTATTGATAAATTCTTGATAATCACTGCTCATTTTTAAACTCTATTTCATTTTTACGAGTGGCTTATTATAGGTATTTTTGCGTACCGGTCAAGAAAAATAAATAATAAACAAAAATAAATTAAAGCTTTACATAATACACAAAATAATTATACTAGACAAAACATTAAGAGGACATAAAAAATGAAAACCCCACAACAAAACATCGACCACATCAACGACCTACTCAACAAAATCAAAAACCATCCACTATGCGCCCAATTCACCGACGATGGCTTTTACTATCTGGTCATCTACCCTAAAGGCTTTCAACTTGATGGCACACGGGTTAATTATGGCACAGGCAAGGGGATTGCGTTGGAAAGATTACTTGCTGCAATGAATCGTCATTGGGATGAGTCAATCATCAAATAAAACAATAAACACTTGCGCTTAATGTAAAAACAACTATACTAAGGGCAAGTTAAAAATTTAAACAACAAACAACAGGACTACATAAAATGAACATTCAACTAAAACAAAAGAACATTTACCTTGTTACAATTTACGACGATAACTACGATTGGGAATTTACCATAGTATCATCGTCAGTTAAAGAAGCAAGACGTATTGGAGTAATGGCGGCTGAAGAAGAAGGGTTGGTTAAGCGTGAGCATATTAGACGGACGGATGTACAGGAAAGAAATAAAGTTTATTGCTTTTAACGCTTGCGTTTATTGTAAATTCAATTATAATAAAACCAACTTAACCGGAGACGCAAAAATGAAAACTTATATCAATTTTAACCTACGCGACCTAAACGCTCAACAAGAACTAGCATTGCCATTCAAGATAAAAAATGCTGAACTTGAAGTTGAATATGAAATAGATGATCTTGAAGATGAACAAGGTATCTATGGGTATGATGTTAATCTTATCTCTAAAAACATTATCCTAATCGACAAGTTTGTTCCTACTGACGCTCAAAATGACATTATTTTAAAATTAATGAGCGGATACGACAAAGAATTGAAAGAAATGGTTATCGATGAATATAAAAACTTTTAAAATTTACAATAAATACGGGCAACATGTCGCCAATATCAAATCAACTTATGTTTATGACAGAATTATACTACTATCCCTAGTTAAACTAGGGTACTGGATTGAAACAAAATAATAACTAATACATAAAAAGCCGGTGATCTTTTATTAGATTTACCGGCTTTTTGTTGACATAAATTTACAAATTAATTCTTCTATCAATTTCTTTTAATATAGTCGATACTTTCCAATGTCTTTTCTTTATACCGTTATATGAAATAAGAATAATATCTTCTTTAGGAATATCTCCTTGTTTTATTGAAGAGCTAATTCCTTTAGAACCATTTGTTTTTTTATATCCAATTACTTGAATTACATCCCTAACATCAAGTAATGTTTCAGGGTTTAGTTTTTTTAACCAATCATAGTCTGTTGGTATTAGTAGGTTGTATTTAGACATGGTGTAACCTATTATATTTAACAAAACTAAATCCTTCAAAATCTTCTCTTTCTACTTCTTGCCATTGAGTCCAATCAACATCAGTAAAATAGGCGTCTCCTTCGTATTCTCTATGAACATGTGTGATGTACATTGAATCAACACAATTCAAATATAAAGCCTCTTTATAAATTCTATTTCCACCTATAATGAAAACTTCTCTAATATTTGATAAAACATTACACGTATTTAATGCGGATGAAACTGATGATCTTGCTATAAAATTATCCCCGCTAATTAAATGATAGCTTGATGATGACGATATAACAAAATTTTCCCTTTCTGGTAATGGTTTAATAGGTAAAGACTGCCATGTAAATCTACCCATTATTACTGCGTTACCAGTAGTCAACGACTTAAACCGTTTTAAATCTTCCGGTATATGCCACGGCAATTTACCTTGATACCCTATAACTCCATTCTCTGCTACAGCAGCTATAATATTAACTTTCATAATTAAACTGCTATTGGTGCTTTTATAGAATCATTAATTAATTTATTATACAAATCATCACTATAATTATAAAAAAGACATCCTTTATGATGTTTTCTTCTTCCATTAATTACATCACAAATTAAACTCCTTGTGAAATTATTTTTTCTACAGTAATCTCTTAAACCTATGAATATTTCAATTGATTTGTCTTTATTTATTTTTATGTATTTTTTACTACAATAATGTAATGACCCTTTTTTA